GACCCCTGAGGATCGATCCCCAAAAGATGCCCACCGGTCCACCTTGGTCCCTGTAGCCGGCGGAGAACCGGACACGCTGCCCGGGTGCGGCCAACTTGCGCCGGGTTTCCTCGGATGCGTTGTACACCTTGAATTCCGCCGTGTTTTCGGCGTAGACTTGGGACCGGGTGACCTCGAATTCAATATCCAGGCCAGAAACCACAATCCCAAGCTGCGATGCGTCCTTTTCCAGGATGGCGGCCGATGAAACGGTGGCCGGGTCATAGACCACCAACTCCACCTGCCGGTCCCATGCTTTCGTGGTGACGTCGCTAAATGCCAAGCGTGGCCTCCCATGTAGCCAGTTCATCGGGAGTGAGCCAGTACAAGTTATGGGTGACACCCAGTCCGTCGAATGTTGGGTATTCGGGAGAGGTGTCGGATTCCGGCAAAAGGACAAAGTCCCCTTTAATCGGGAACAGGGCGCGGTGGGAGTAGGAGATCGGGAAGATGGGGACCAGTTTCCTCGAAAGAAGCTTGGCCCCTTGCTGATTGTCGAAATCGGCAAACCAGAACTCAGAACGGGAATTCCACTGGATCCGGATAATGATCTCCTGATCCTCCAGAGTCACACGCTCCTCCCAGTCGGAAACGGTCGAATTGAAAACAGGAATCTGGATCATGGTGTCCTCACAACGGCAAACTTAGACGCATCCAGGATCTTTTCCTTGCCTCCCACCTTGCCCTTGGTGGATTTCTTGGTTGCTTGCCGGTTGGCCGATGTCTTGACGTCCAGGGGTCGGGTGGCACTTTCCACTACGATTTCAGCCAAAGTCACGAATTTGATCTCCTGGAATTCCACCTGGAACCGGAGGCTGTCCCCGGTGGACGCACTACGGTCCGTGGAAACCTTGGTCACAACGACGTCTTGATACTTTTCCAATGATGTCGAAATGACCACGGGGACCTTACGGAACATGAGGTCTTGGAAAAGTCCCCATGTGTTCTGTGCGCGGTTTGCAGGGCGCTGTAGGTCTGCAAAATCGGAAGACGTGAATGTGTCCGCGGACCGTGCGTATTGGCGTTCCAATGACTCCAGGAAGCTGGGAGACCCTACGCGCTTTATCTTCTCAAGCAGGGCCGACGGAATGTCTCCAAGAGGCCGCAAGGGGAAATTGGACACAAAGCCAACTAGGGACCCTTTGCGAGGCAGGTTGCGGATATGGTCCGATACTACGGCCCCATTTTCGATGGGATGCTCGGACACCTGAGCTTCGAGGCTGTGATTTTCCGAAAGTAGGAGATCAAATTCAATGGATCCGACTGAGTATCCAGTGGTCTTTAGGAACAGACAAGCGGTGCGCGTTGGGTTTGAAATTGTCATGGGCTACACGGCCGCCGCGGCGATGCGCGTTTGGAGGACGGTCAGGGAGAATATGGAATTTGCCTGTTCGGTCAATATGTCCTTCATGGTCCCTTCAGCGTGGATCGTGACATGATTTTCGATATTGGTGTTAACCGTTTTCCCCTTACCCTCAAGGGCTTTTAGGATGGAATCGGTCAAAGTTGTTTTGCTTCCGGATGGAGCGGCCGCCTCTCCCCCAATCATTCCGGCCATTTGATTCCACTTCGAAGCATCTCCCCCGACGGCGGTCCCAAATTCCCCTGTCAGATTTCGCAGAAACTTGGCGGGTGCGAGGATCGTGTCCCCTGTTTGATCCGCCGAAATGGCGTCCTTGGTAAGCCAAGATGCGAGGTTCTTGAAGATTCCCATGTACCGCAAAGCCGTGGCAATCTTCTCCTCAATCCAGGACCACACTTTGACAAGACCTGCCAAAAGCCCTGTAGGAATGGCCACGATCCCCATAAGCAGGAAGGACACCAAAGTAAGCACGGATTCGATGACAATTTTCAGGAACATCATGCCAGACATGACAGACATGATGGCGTCCGCAATCGTCATGAATGCCGCGGCAATGGCCGAAGCGATGTCCAAGGCGTCCGGGCCGTCCGAGAACATGACGGTGAAGAACCCAATAAGCTGCCGGAATGCGCCGGCGATGCCCTCGGAAAGGACAATGACACCGCGAATTACGTCCTTGATGAAGGGAACCAGCTGACCTCCCAATTCTGCGGACAGAATCTGGAAGTTGTCGACCAGCGTGGACCAAAGACCAAAGAGCGTCTGGCTCTGCTTTTCCATGTTGCCGAAGAACCGGCCGCCCTTGCTTGTGGCCGCTTCGAACGCCTGACGGACCATGTCCGAGGTGATCAGGCCCTTTTCCATCTCCTTGCGCAATTGCGCCATGGACTTCCCGGTGGTCTTGGTCAACTCGGTAAGAGGGTTGAATCCAGCGTTCACGAATTGCAGTACTTCTTGTCCCGAAAGCTTTCCGGCGGCCGCTACTTGGGAGTAGGCAAGTGCCAGACGTCCAAGTTTCTCTTGGTCGCTGCCGGCCACGTCGCCCAGCATTTTGACCGCAGTCATGGAGTCCTTGGCCGAAATACCAAAGGCCATCATGAGCCGGATGTTCTCGGACAGTCCCTTGGTGGTGAACGGCGTCACGGCGGCAAATCCCTGGATCTCTTGCACCAGGTACTTGGCCGCTTCGGCATTCCCCAACATGACCTCGAACTCGGCGTTCATCGCCTCCATTTGACCGGCGCCCTTGACGGCGTCCATGACGGCACCGATTGCGGCTCCAATGCTCAGATAGGCTGCAGCAATGGCCGCGGCCTGTTTGGCTAGGTTTGCCAGCTTCTGGTCGACTCCGGAAGTCCCGTCGACCTGGAAGCCTAGCTTTGCAATCAGTTCCTGAACGACCATGCTATCCCTGCTCCTTTTTCTCTGGTGTCAGATACGCCCGGAATGCGGCGTTGTGATCTTCTTCCATGTCTAAGAGTGCGTTGAACTTGTCCACGTCCTCCAAGGTCCAGTACTCCACGTCCCCTAGGCCTATCCCCTTATTGGACATGATGACACGCCAGATAGGGTATTCGGCTTCGAGGTCGGGATCTAGGGTTCCAACATGTCCAATTGCTCCGGATTCTTTTCGTCGCTGGGAATCGGCGCGTTTAAGCCACTCGTTTTCAGGGCTTCTTTGCCAATAGCAGCGATCCGGTCGAAAAAAGGGAAGCGGTTGTACTCCATCACTGCATAGGCCAGCTTGTACAGGGACTCGGTGTCAAAGGCAAAGGCCTCTTCAATCGCCGAATCGTCGGACAGTTCCCGGGCACCCTCGTCAATCCAAACGGAGGACGAAAGTAGCTTGCGGAGGATGTCGATATATTTCTCGTCCTCCAGCTCCATGAGCCCATTCTTCCCGCTGGCCATGATGGCGGCAAGGTTCTTTTGGATACTGGCCGACTTCCAAACGGTAAGCCGATGCATTAGGAACTTCTTGCCGTTGATTTCGACGGTCTTAGGTCCTGGCTTTGTGGGGGTAGCCATGGTTAGTTTCCTCCGATGAACATGTCAGCGCGACCGGTGCCGAAGACCCAGGTACGGTCCTTGACGGATCCACCGAAGTCAACGTCCGGCGCCTTGATGATTCTGGCACTGGCCGCAAAGAACACGGTGGTTCCCGATCCGTCGACCACGGAGAACGGGAAGATTCCGGCTCCCGAAATCTTATCGGCAATGCGCAGGGTCGACAGCTGGTCATTGACACGGCTTGTCTGCTTGAGCATGATCGTGATCTCGACGTCGTCCGATGCTTTGTTGTTGTGGGACACTTCCCCATCGCACCCGCGGACGACTTCAAAGTCGACTTCGGGATACTTGATGGAAATGGCGTCGTCTGCGAATCCGTGAAAGATCACGGGTCCCCAGGTGACCACCAGCTTCTTGATGTTTATGGTTTTGATGCTTCCGTCTGCCATGGTTCATGTCCTCCTTAGACCGACACGGTGCCGTTGATTACGATGGATTGGACAGCCCCTGCTAGGGTGGCATTGAAAGAGATGCCTGTAAGTCTGCGAGCTGCTTTGTCGGCCAAAGGAACATCGGCCGCCTTGGGATAGGTGACCGTGGACCCGACGTCCAGGACTGTGGCC